CAGATGGGCCTGCGCGGCCTGCTGCTGGGCACGGCGCTCAGCCTCAATGCGAGCCTGACGCTCACGCTCAAGGCTCAGCTTCAATTCCTTGATGCCGTCTTCGGGCGTTATCTCGGGCTTCTCTTCCCGGGCATTTGCCTTCTTGTCTTCAAGAATGATCTCGGGCTCCGCAACGGGAGCAACATCGTCCTTCAGGACAACCTCGATATCGCCTTCTTCCTTATCAGCCATGAAACTCTCCTCAGAAAATCAGATCGGGATGCGCGGCTTTGCCGTAGATGCGGACATCTTCAAGCAGACGGCAATTGACGCCGTTCACCATGAGAGCCGCGCCATCGGATGCGCGGAAACCGACCCAGTCACCGACCTTGATCTGGACATCGCCAAACCATTCGCTGTCGTCAAAAGCGCCCGGGCCGACCTTGAGGACGTACCCAACCTTGCCCTGATACAGATCCTCGTCACGAACGCGGTCGGTGAGATAGATGCCGCCCTTGGTCTTCTGAGGACGAACATATATGGCCACCAAAACCTTGGGGCCAAAGAGGTCGAAGCCGGAAATGTCTCCGATCTTCTCAAGGATGTCCTTCGCAGGATCCTCGTCGTGATGCATGTCAGTGATAGGCACGGTTCTCTCCATTAACGCTTCATGACGTTCTCAATGGCCATTTCGAGCAAGGTCAGCGTCATACGCATGCCCTCAATTTGGCCGGTGAGCTTTTTGTAGTCCTGCATGTCAGTCAGCAGGCCCGCAGAGACGCTGTCTTTGAGCGCCTCGATATTCTGGTCGATGAGCTTTCGAAGCTCGACCGCAAGTCTCTCCATGTCGTTCTCCATCTCTCCAGTTTGGTAGGGGGCGAGGCGCTGGAGAGAACACCCCGCCCCCAAAACGCGTCAGTGCATGACTACTGCGCGTTAACTCTTCCGCTTTTCGATCTCGGTCTTTTCGAGGCGACCCAAACCGCCACCGGCACCCGCGTCCATGTCCTTGTACGAACGATAGACGCCATGTCCGGCACGACCACCCGACTTACGGGCAAGCGGCCCCATCGCCGGGGGCGGGACGCCGAGACCCGGGGGGAGACCGCCGCCCATGGGTGCGGGAGGGGCACCCATGGGCGGCATGCCAGCGCCGCCTGCCATCGGAGGGGGAGCCACAGGCATCGGCGGGCGCGGCAGCGGGCCGGGGAGGCCCATCGGGGGAGCCATGCCCTCCGGATGCTTCTCACCAGCAACGATGTTGATGTGGATGTTGGTCTTGCCCTTGGCGCGACCGCCGCTCTTGCGAGCAATTCGGCCACCAGTCGGGCGCGTACCACCCTCATAATTGCCCGCTGAGCCACCGGACTTCTTCCCCATGCTGCCGCCCCAGCACTTTTCGCAGCGGCAACCCTTCTCATGCTTGGCCATCTCGGCCTTGATGAGCTTCTTGTCCATGGCGGCATCTTCGTGGATCTTGCCGCCCTTTTTGTAGCCCTGACCAAGATTGGGGCCTGCATCCGGCGTCGAAGAACGACCAACCTCATCCTCAGATTTCACCTGAGGACGGGGCTTTACCTTCACCCACTTTTCTTTGCTCTCATCCCATTTCGCATTATCGGCCTTGCCACCCTTTGCGTAAGCCATGCCGCCCTTCTTGTAGCCGCCAACATGCGGGTAGCCACGCTCTTCGTTGGCTTCCTTCACGTCGCGGTTGATCAGGCTGTCAGCGGTAAGAGCCTTGCCACCGTTTTTGCGGCCAGTGCGGCCACCACGCTTCTCAGGAGCGAACGGGCGATCAGTCGGGAGATTGCGCTCGACGCCAAGGCGCGGGCGCGGCACAGGGGCATTGGCTTCGGCAATGATCTGACGCATCTTGGCTTCGCGGGCGGCATCCTTGCCAGCCTCAGCCATAGCGGTGAAGTCAGACATACCGCCGCCAGCGGCCTTGCGGGGCTTCTTACCGGCATGCTTCATGCCAGCTTCGCCCTCAACCTTGCCACCTTTCTTGAACTGCCGACGCGAAATCGGGCGCATGCCGACCTTCGCGGTGGTGTTCATGGTCGGCTCAGTCCACCCGGAAGCGTCAACGCTTCCCTTGGTAGGCGCAGCACGACCCTGCGCCTTCTCCTTCATGGCCGCACGGGCCTTTTTCGCCATTTCGCTCATAAGAGCATGCTCCTAGCTAGGTTTTACGGGCGTCCCCGCGTGTGCTGTCTTGCTACATGCACGGCCTTCTGGACAGCATCAGAGCCGAATTTCGATGAAATGGAAATAGCTTTCTGGACCGCTCCCCCGGTCTGGAAAGGCAGTTTGGGCTTTTTACCGGGTTGAACAGGGAGAGATGCGGGCGCAACATTCGCGCCCAGCTTAGTCAGCCGCTTCACAGCGGGCTGAAGGAACGCCTTATGCGCTCCTTCTACGCGTGCAGCTAAGTCCTTGAACCCTTGCTCGGCACTGGCGAGATAATCCATTCGTGCCCGGTATGTATCCCAAGCTTTTCGGCTTCTGCCTTTGAAATTACTTGCCAGTCCGGGTGTTTTGATGGCTTGCCGTGCTGCGCTTTCTTCCAGTCCGGCTTTTTTTGCGGCCTCGATGAAATCATTCGTGATGCTCCCCAAAAGTTTTTTTCTTGCGCCTGCATAGTCTGCTTGGGTGTTGTACACCGAAGTGTAGTCGTGCGCCATCACTTTGGGAACGCCATAGTGCTTCTGCATAGAAGCGTCGTATGCGGTCTTGATCGTATCGACATCAGCGCCCTTCGGCACGTCGCCATTAAAATTCGGCAAAATGTCGAATTTATACCCATTAGGATAGCGGGAATAACTCATGTCATGCCCGGCCTTTTGAAGCTCCCGGGCAAACTCTCGAATATGGTCAGGATTGACCTGATCAGTCGTGGGCACGAAAATCGAATGCCCGCGAACATGGTTCTCCAGAGGGGGATCCTGCGGGTTCTGTGGGTGCAAGACGGTGGATGCCGCCATAGCATCCTGCTTAAGATGCTTTCCCGCAATGCCGTTGAACATCTCAATCTGCTCAGGGGTCATGTCCTTGAGCGGAACCCGGATATTGGGCGAGACGGCACCTTCAAAAGTGCCACCAATGTCGAGCGGAGCTTCGCTAGTGGGAGAGGCGATGCGGGTGATATCGCTGCGAACTGTGGTATCGCCCGTAATAGCCTTCTTCAGGGCCTCCCAAGGGTGATCCTTCCCGCGCGCGGATTGATACATCGCGGTCGTTAGACCTTTTAGGTAATCCTGTTGGCTTTTAGTGTCGCCACTCTCAATGGCTTTTTTATAAAGCGCATGCGCGGCAGCGCCGACCGGGGTCTGCGTGGTGCCAAACTCGACGGTAGCCTTCGGAGCATTGCGCCATGCAGCAGTCGTGCCGCGCAATGCATCGGCAAATCCCGGATGCATCAGGGCTTCGCGCGTAATTTTATCACCGACAACGCCCGGGACGTTGGCGCGGTTCAGTTTGCCAACGATATTGCCCCAAACCTGATGATAGGCGTCACCGGAAGTTGCCCCAGCCTCCTTATTGCGGAGATGGACCCATGCGGGGGCCTGAAAATTCCAGCTTTGGTACTTAAACGGGGCGTCTTGAGCGTGAACCGTGTTGTAGTGGTCACGCAGCTTGTTGAAAAACAGCGCCATCGGTTCATGGAGCGATTGGTTTGACGACATCACGTCGTCAGGCACACCAAACATCTTGCCGACCCACACGTCATTCACCGAAATCGGGAATTTTGTGGGAACGCCGCCCGTCAAAGTGAGCGTATCGGAAAAAGACCCCGTCTTATTGCCCGGGAGGGCTGAGGATGTGCCTGCTTGACGGCTCAGAGCCTGATTTACGGTCGACGGAATAGTCAGGTCCACGTCCGCCGGAACGCCGCGCATATGCTGCGACAAGACACCCAGCGCCCGTTCTAGGTTTTCTCCGGGTTCAGCGCGGGCTGAAGTTGCCCCGACAAGATCCATGCCTTTCATAAATTCCGGCGCGGACAAATCGGGCAGATTTTCCCCCATTTTTTCGCCGGACAACTCGTACCAGAGGTGATCGCGAAGGGGCAAAGACATGGCTTCATCCCAGTCTTTGGCTCCAAAAGTGGGTTTTACGCCATTTTCTTTGACAGCACGCTTAGCCGCCTCAGAACTTTCTGCGACGGACTGCTGCCAGAGATGATTTAAGATCTTGTCTCCGCCCATATACGCGTCCTGAAGCTGGCGATGCGTGGCTTCAATATCCGCTGGGTTGCCGGTCGCATGAGCATGTTTATGCATCTCTGAGGCAATGCGGATTTCGGGCGTCATTTTGAACCCGCGACCGGGCTGGTTCAGGAATTCCGGAGGAAGATCTGCCCACCGACCGCCGTTTGGCGCGCCGGGAGTGTATTTTCCACCTACAACGCGCGCGCTTTCGGGCACAATAGTGCCAAGGCGTTGGTTTACAATATCGCCACCGACGCGCGTATCCGCCCGTGCGGCTGCAAGTTCTTCCGGAGCCGGATCCGGCATGGTCGGATCAATAGCCTGTCCGCGCCGAATTACGGAAGACAGAGGGTTCTGGTTGGACGATGTCGCGTAATTGCGTGCGGCAGCAATAGCCTGAGAGATTTTATCTTGGTCGTCCATTATCGCCTCGTCAGGTTGCGAGCCAGTGCCATGGCCTTATCCACGATCAGACCGCCTTCGCTCTTTGCCAGATGCTTTTTAGACCTATCATAAGCACCAGAATTTCCAATGGCGCTCTTGATGTTGGTTCCTTGGTTCTTCAGCACCACCAGCACGTTCTTCAAGCTGTCTGGAGCCCACGCATCATACCCTTGAGAGCGAAGCTGATCGAACCAGTCGCTCTGGGCTTTTTTGTAGTTATTCGTGTTCATCACCCATTCGGGCTTGTCGCCACGATACGGGTTTTCGACGCGAGCAAATGCCGGGATCACACGCGATGCCGTGTTGGTTTTGACCATGGCCCATGGCTTGGCCCCGGGGCTGGGATCCGGCTTGTAGTCCTGACTGTCGTTCTGCATGGCATATTGGCTGGCGTCTTCGGGGTCACGCGTTAGCCAAGTGCCATGGCGGCTTTCCTGAAAGGCAGTGAAGTCCTTGTCCTTAGACGTGCCGGTGTACCAACGCCCACGATGCTCATCAGCGGTGGGGCCATAAAAATCCTCCAGCGCATCTTTGTGGCTGTCGTCGTCAACTTCGCCGCCTTCGGCCTTGTTGATGTCGTCTTCGTCGCGGTCATACGTGCCACGGTTGCCAATGGCCGACTTCACCTGATTGGGGTGGAAGGCGACGATCTCTTCTTCGCGGTGCGGCTGGTCACCTACGCCAACCTTCCCGGGCTCATAAGGCACCTGAGGGATGCCGCTGAGCCCGCTGAAGCCATTGATGACGCCATCATAGCCTTCGTCGATCAGCGCCTGCCGATCCTCGGGGGTGAAGAAATACGGAAAGGCATTGTTCAGCTTGAGGCGGTTCATCACCTCGCGGGCCTTGCCATAGTCGTCCAGCATCAGGGGATTGCGGAGATTGACCCAGAGGGGCATCACGTTTGCTCCCTCCTTGTAGCCCCACTTTTCTCCCCCGGCATTGTGTCCGGCAGGCAAATACTCGCGGTTGGGCGACAGGAAGATCACCGGACCGCTCTGGGTCTGATCATCACCGCCCGGCTTGAACTTAGAAAAGCTCTTCGGCGTGATGTGATAGACTGGAACGTGGTCCCCGCTCTTATTGCGGACTTTGGAGCCGTGAAGGAAGTGCCCGAGGTTCGTGTCCCGGTCAGTCGGGTCATAGATCTTGCCCTCTTCGTCGGGCTCACCGGCCATGCCGCCGCGCCGGAACGCAGGAAGTCCCTGATTGACCGCATCCCGGATTTTGTCCGTGATATCGAGCGAGTGGCCCTTGTAGCTGTCGGCATCATCAAGAGCGTGAGCGCCAGCCGGAAGATCGAAATCATGCACCCCCACTTGAGCGTCCGGGTCCATGCCTTTCACCAATTTGCTCAGCCGCTGCGGCACGTCGCGGTTGTAGTACTTTTTCATGCCTTGTCCGCCGATGATGTCATCAAGGCCCCCAAGGGTGTGGCGGTCGCCCTCAAGAGGCTGCGAAAGCAATTTTTGAGCAAGATCGCTTCCGATGTGTTTTGGAAGCTCTTCGGGCTTAATCTCGTGTGGGAAATTACCCGCACCATCCTTATCGCTGTAGTGCTGCAAAATCTTTTCATGTGGGCGGTAAACCAAGGTGTTTACGTGGCGGCGCTGCCCATACAGATCCGCGTTCGCCTCGCCGGGCGAGATCACCAGCTTGTCATAGCCGCCCTTTACCGCCTCCTGAAGCACACGCTTCAGCGCTAGATCGGTCCAGCCTTCGGTCGACCCGACATAGGGACCGGTGGGGATGAGGTCCGACTGAGGCATTGTGTCATGATGAGCTTCATAGGCAGCTTTGGCCTGCTTCTGCTGTTCTTTCAGGGCCTTCCACTGCTCATCTGAAAGCATCTTGGCATGATACTCAGGGTCAGAATGGTTTATAATCCTGCTGAGTTCGTCGTATCGCTTTTCGACAGCATCATCAGCAGCGAATTTAGCCCGCTGCAAATCGTAAAACTTTTGCTGCCAAGCGTTACGCTTTTCGGTGTTTTCCGGCGTCAGAAAACCCTGATCGCGGCCTTCCTGCCCCCAGTCAGACTGAAGCTCTTCGACGTGCAAAATCTTCTCGCCATTAGGTCCAGTGCGGTCCTTCATGCGGGCATGCGCGAGAACATCAGAAACCGGCTTATGGGTTCTGTCGCCGTCCCAATGAGAAGACTGATATCCGCCATCACCTTCATCGAGGTGCCAAAGCCGTTCGCGGTAGCCCTCCCCGCCGGGCAGCGAGTACCTCTGAAAACGAGGAGGCTCGCTCTCGCTAATCATGCTTTCTCCCCACGCCTTGGTCAGGCGAGCAACCTCATCCTTGTCCTTGGCCTTCCTCGCCTTCTCAATGGCGTTGTGCCAATCGACGGCATACTTGTAGGGGTAGCCATGGGTTGCGCCATAAGAGGTCTCAGCCACCTTCGGCAGAGACGCCTCCAGATGCTGCGCTAACTCATCGCTGGTAACTGTGCGATTGGCCCAATCAGGATGCGGCTTGCCTTCGGGCGTCAGCAGCCCGGCATTGACCAGTTCCTCCCTCTTCACGCCGCGCTTCGGGTCAGCCAGCATGGTCAGCATCTGAGCGCCACTGGCCTTCTTCTGAGGAAGCGCCCGAGCTACTTCCGCGCCTTTTGAGTACATGCCGAACGCATTGGTCGGGCGACCGCCCGTACCATAGCCGGTGCGGCCCCCAGCGGCCTTGTTGATGTCGTCCTCAGGCTGCTGCTCCTGCGCGGCTTCCGCCTGAGCCTGCTTAAACATCTGATCAGAAATTTCATCAGGAACGAGAAAAGTAGACCCATCGTCCTTTTTGGCTATCATCACACTATCGTTAATGCTGGAAATCACCCCGTCTCCCTTAGAGGTAGATACAGGCTTCCCCATCAAGCGATCAGCATGAAACCGGTACGAATTCCTAACGGCATCAGGACGATATGCTTTCCAAAAAGCAAAACCGTCGTCGGACAGGAGGCGAGACGGGTTGATGGTTCCAAAATGCTTTTCAGCCTCATCGTGCAGCGCCGTCATTATGCCCTGACGCTGCCATGCTGGCTTCACCGCCATATTAAACGCTTCATTGTTTTTGGCAGCGTCTCCATACTTCTCCATCGACAAATATCCGACCTCGGACCCGGTCGGAGATATGGCACGGACTTCACGACGAGGAACGTCCGGAACAAGCGTGTATTTCTTTTTCTTGGTCGAACCACCGCCCGCCTTCCCGGGACGATAGAGTTTCGCCGTCAGGAGAGCCTTGCGGGTGATCTTCTTCATTTCTCAGTGCCTTCGGGGCTGGTACGGGCAGCAAGTTCGTGGGCGTGGCGGATGTGCTCGGACACCAGCTTGTCGGTCTGCATGCCACGCTGGTGCGCCTGATCTGCCGACGCCTTGATGGCCTCTTCTTCCATCCGCATCTTCTGAAGCGTCACGTCGGCCTGACGGTCGAGGTCACGGTTCTGATCGTCAGCCGCTGCGCGCTGCTGCTGGAACTCAAGCTGCTGCGCCTTCAGCGCCAGCGCCTTCTCCTTCAGCGGATCCACCTGCGGGGCAAGCCCGCCAGCCTGCTCGGGCTGCTGCTGCGCCTTGGCCATCTCGGCCTGCGCCCGCATCATATCGGTCTGGGCTTTCGCCTTGGCCGACATGCCCTTGATCTGGAGGTCTTCCTTCTTGAGCGCCAGTTCAGCCTGAGCCTTCTGCATCTCGGGCGGCATCTTGCCCTGAGCTTCCGGCGGGGCCATGAACTGCTCGGGATTATTCCAGCCGATAGCCTGCAACGCCGCCTTATCAATGGCGATGGGGTCGTACATGGTCGGGTTCGACGCCTGAAGCTGCTTCAGCGCCATGATCTTCATCACGCGCTGGGCGTGGCTGGCGGTGTTGGGATCCGCCTGCGGGACCAGAAGCCCGTCGACATACTCCAGCGCCGTCAGGAAAGTCTGCTCGTCCCACGGGTAAGCCGGGCGACGGTTGGTCTGCCAAAAGCTCTCCGGGTTCTCCTTGAAGCACCGCACCAGCAAGGTGAACTCAGCCGCCTGAGCCGCATGCATGCGCTTGTGGACGGCGTTCAGCACCTTGGTGGCCTGCTCGATCATGGCCAGCGTGGTGCCAACCGGAGCATCAGCGCGTCCCTCGCCCACCTGCATCTCGGACGTACCGCCGATCCGCATGCCCGTCTGGGCCATGTTCTCGACCAGCGCCATCAGCCCCTGAGACGGCTCTTTGTAGGGCAGCGGCATCACCGCCTGAGCGATGGGCATGCCGCCAGTTTTCACCAGAGCGCCACCGCCCGGGGGAACGCGGAAGATGTTGGTGTTCTGACGCGCCCCGGTATCGGCCATCAGGAAGCCCGGGAACGAGGCGAACATGCCAGCGTCCAGCATCTCGCGCCACGCGGCGGTCACCGCGTTGGTGGTGTTGCCGAGGATGTTGAGCAGGCCGATGCCGTAGAAGCCAAGGCCGGGCACGAACACATAGTTCACGAAGTTCTGGCGAGCCTGCGGCAGATCCTTCGTGTCCTCGTCATAGTTCCGGACGACCGAGAGCACCTTGCGGGACGACACGTCGATGGTCACGCGGTACGGGATCTCAAGACCCGTAACCTTGCCCTTACGCTTGTGCTCGAACCCCTTGATGTCGAGTTCGCAGTAGATCTCGTAGATCTCGCGGTCGCGGTCATCCGGGCGGATGGTGCCCGACATGATGCCCTGAATGTTCTTCTTCTCGTCGCGGACGCTGTCCTGCTTCGCCTCCATGGGCGTCGAAAGCTCAGTGTCGCGGTACACCCCGAGGATCTGCATCCGGCGCACCGTGCTGGGCTTCATCAGGATGCGGTGCGTGATGCGCCGGGCATTGGCCAGATCGGTCGCGGCGTTGTTCACGATCAGGTCGTCGGCGTCCACGCTCTCGGACACCGGGCGCTGCCGCAGCGGGCAGAAGTAGACCTTCTTGAAGGCGCTGCCGCCGAAGCCCAGCATGAACAGCATGCGGTCGGTGTCCGGGTAGTACTCGGTCGCCGTCGAGGTCAGGTAGTGGTTGAGGTCAAGCTCCAGAGCGTTCGCCAACTGGTCGGAATTGAGGTTGGCGTTGTTGTTGTCCTCGCGGATCTTCACCGGACCATCGGTCGGCAGCAGTTCCGACCGGGCATTGGCCTGAAAGCGCAGCACGGCTTCCAGCAGCATCGGGTGCCGCACACGGCTCATGCCCTCGACAGGCGCGCCCTCAGCGGTGCCCTGCGTCCCGGGAAGCTCCACGTTGAGCCCCAGCAGCTTCAGCCCGTTGGCGCGCTCCTCAACCCAGTTGTTGCGGCTGGTGAGGTCGTCCTCGACCCCCCGCAGGAGGTCTTCGGCAATGCGCCCAAGCTCCATGTCGTCGATCTTGTCGACCAGATTTTCGAACCAGCCCTCGGGATTGTCGTCATTTGCCGCTTCTTCGACCGGGCGACCGTCCAGAGACACCGTGATCGAGCCATCCGGGTGCTCGATGCTCAGGATGTTGCCCTTTTCATCGTATTCCGGGGTGTCGCCGCCCTCGTCAGCGTCCTCCACGATGATTTCGTCATCGCCAGCGCGGATATCCTCGTCCTTGGTGGGGTCGACGAGGCGCAGGGAGGGGGACAGACCGGGGGTCAAAGCCATTTGTGCATTCCCGAATGAGATTTCGGGCACGTTACCACGTCACCGCCAAAGAAAAAAGGCGCGCTCGAAAGCGCGCCAAGTGGCTTTTGGGACAAAAACGTCAAACCGGTATCATGGACACAGGTTAGAAGCTCCAACACCACGTTGGAGCCGACATTTGAGAGCATATTCCTGTCGTCAAAGCCCCGCAAGCAGTGTTTGACGACCAAATTCTGCAAAATACTGCCGTCAAACCTCGTAAAGCGGCCTCGCCGGGGGCTTCGGGCGCATGTTTTCCTCGATCTGCTGGATGTGTTCCGACGAACGGGTCAGCAATCCTGACGTTCTGAGGTGCC